TGCTACGAGAGACGGTTCACGCGGTCGATCTGTTAATGGATTGTTATTTATCGATGAAGTTCGAGAGATTAGCGAAGAAGGATTTAGAGCTGCGACTCCAGTAACGAGAGCGCACCCTAATTCACACACTCTGTTGTGTAGCAATGCTGGCGATGCCTTTAGCACAGTGCTTAATGATTTAAGAGAACGCGCTATATCTTATCCACCTAAGTCTTTTGGTTTTTATGAATACTCAGCTCCCCAATACTGCAAGATAGAAGATCGCAATGCATGGGCTATGGCTAATCCGTCTTTAGGCTACACAATTACCGAAGAAGCTATTGAAGAAGCGATAGCCACATCGCCGATTGAAAATACGCGCACAGAAACGCTTTGCCAGTGGATTGACAGCCTTTCAAGTCCGTGGCCGCACGGAGTTCTGGAAGAAACATCGGATAGCACATTAGAAATGACCGCTGGGGCTTATACTGTGTTTGGTTTCGATGTCAGTCCGTCACGGCGCAATGGATCATTGGTCGCAGGACAAATTTTGCCAGATGGGCGGATTGGCATTGGGATCTTGGAGACTTACAGCTCTCAAGTAGCCATTGACGAATTAAAAATGGCTGCAAGCATTAAAGGATGGGCTGACATCTATAAGCCTCGCCTAGTTTGTTTCGATAAATACGCTACACAGACTATTGCAGACAGACTTGCTCAAAGTGGCGTAATGGTCGAGGATGTTTCAGGCCAGCAGTTCTATAAAGCCTGTGGTGACTTATTAGAAGGCTTGGTCAATCATCGAGTCGTTCACAACGGGCAATCTGAGTTGATTCAACAGATGAATAACTGTGCAGCTAAAGTCAATGACTCTGCATGGCGCATTATTAAACGCAAGTCTGCTGGAGACATCTCAGCACCTATCGGCTTGGCAATGGTTGTATCGAAGTTAATGTTGCCTCAACCTAAACCGCAAATTTATACTTAGACACACCCATATTGTTTGTCTAATTACTTGACAAATGGTATCCTTTATGTCTATGGGTATCTTTAGCAGATCAGAAGCTCCTAAGAAGGCTAACTCGCTTCTTGCGCAATACGCACCAACCATCATGGGAGAAAATTTAAACTCTCTCTATAACTACATTATGCCACGCGTTAATCGCAACGAGGCGATGTCAGTACCTTCGGTTGCTAGATGCAGAAACCTTTTAGCATCTGTTGTAGCTGATTTGCCAATGAATCTTTATCGCAATTCAACTGGTGAAGAACTAGGTAATCCACTTTGGGTAGATCAACCAGCAATCAACCAACCTCGTTCTGTAACAATGGCGTGGACAACTGACTCATTACTCATGTATGGAGTCGCGTATTGGCAAGTTACAGAAGTTTATGCAGAAGATGGCCGTCCATCTCGTTTTCAATGGATACCTAATGTCAAAGTAACATTTGAAACTGATTTATATGGTACAACTATTACTCAGTATTACATTGATGCAGTTGCAGTGCCTATGTCTGGTCTTGGATCACTTGTAACATTTCAAGCATTTGATGAAGGCATTTTAGAACGCGGTTCAGAAACTATCCGCGCAGCAATCGATTTACGCAAAGCAGCTGTTATAGCAGCATCCACACCAATGCCATCTGGCGTGATTAAAAATAATGGTGCAGATTTAGATCCTAAAGAAATTCAAGGATTGTTAGCAGCATGGAAGAACGCTAGACAAAATCGTGCAACTGCTTATTTAACTTCTACTTTGGAATACACTCCATCATCATTTTCACCTAAAGACATGATGTACGATACCGCGCAACAGTTCCTTTCAACGGAAGTGGCAAGACTTTGTAATATTCCTGCATATTTATTGTCAGCTGAAATGAATAATTCAATGACATACGCAAATGTGTTAGATGAAAGAAAACAATTTTTCTCATTCAGCGTTGCGCCTTATGTAAATGCGATTTCTCACAGACTCAGTATGGACGATATTACCGCCAGAGGAAATTCTGTGCGCTTTGATGTCGATTCATCTTTCCTAAAGACTGATCCAATGGAAAGACTGCTAGTGCTTGAGAAGATGCTATCTCTAGGCCTAATTACAGTTGAACAGGCTATGGAAATGGAAGATTTAACACCAAACGGAAGTGAAGGAATCTAATGACAAACATCCTTACATTCTCTGCTGAACTAACTGCCAATGTGGAAGAACGCACAATCTCAGGCAAGATAGTTCCAGCAGGTACGGGCGAAGTTGGTAATACATCAGCTGGCCGAGTGGTCTTTGAAAAGGGTGCTATTGCACTTCCAGAAGATCCTAAGACTATCAAGCTACTCAATCAACATGACATGAGACAACCTTTAGGCAAAGCAACAAGTTTTTCAGAAGATTCTCAAGGAAACATTTTTGGTAGCTTCAAAATCTCTCGTTCCAATCGTGGAACAGAAGCACTTATCCTTGCAGAAGAAGGCTTACAGTCTGGACTATCTGTAGGAGTAGAAGTTATTAAATCAAAGAACAAGAGCGGCGTGATGTATGTATCCGCTGCTAAATTGTTTGAAGTTTCATTAGTTACAGAGCCAGCTTTTAAGTCTGCTCAAGTAATTGATGTAGCAGCTGAGTCAGATGTAGAAGCTGCAACAAGCACAAAAGAAAAAACCACAACAATCAATACGAGAATCGTTGAGATTGAAACCGAAACAGAAACCGAAAGCGAGACAGCTGTGGAAAATACTCCAGAGACAGTTGCAGCACCAGCAGTAGAAGCAGCAGCGGTTGAAGCTGCTCGCCCTGTGGTAACAGCAACTACATTCGTGCGTGAGCGCGTAGCACCAATTACATCAGCACAATATCTAGAAGCAAACATCAAGGCAGCACTTGGTGATGACGAAGCACGCCGCGTAGTTCGCGCAGCAGATGATTCGACTTCAACAAATACTGGTCTGACATTAGCGCCACATCTAGATACTTTTATTACTGACACATTTACTGGCCGTCCAGCATTTGAAGCAGCAACACGATCAGCTCTTTTGCCAAGTGGGATGAGCTTCACTGTGCCTCGCCTTTATACCAATGCGAGCACTCCAGATGTTGCACCAACAACAGCTGACACAAACGAAGGTGCAGCACCATCTGAAACAGGCATGACTTCAAGTTATGACACAATCGACATCAACAAGTTCAGTGCGCTAAACCGTGTGAGCTTCGAACTCATCGACCGCAGCCAGCCTGCATTTATGGAACTTTTGATGGCTGAGCTCAGAAAATCTTACGAGAAGGCAACAGACGCAGCACTTCTAGCTGCTTATGTAGCATCTGGTACAACAGCAGCAACAACAGCAGCAACAGCAGCTGGATTGCAATCATTTATTTCTGTAGAAGGCGCAGCAGCTTACAAGGGTACAGGCGGAGACTTTGCTAACAAGCTAGTTGCATCTACCGATGCTTGGGCAGCCATCGCAGGATTCGCGGATACAACTGGCCGCGCATTGTACTCAGCTCAAGGCGCCACGCAGAACGCATCAGGTTCAGCAGTAGCTTCATCTGTTCGCGGAAATGTTCTTGGAACTGACCTCATTGTAGATCACAACATCTCAACATCTGGTGTAGTCGATAACTCAATGTTCTTGGTTGCTCCATCATCTGTTTATGTATGGGAATCACCACAGACACAACTTCGCGTAAATGTTCTAACATCAGGCGAAATCGAAATCAACCTTTACGGATACCTAGCAATTTACCTTGCTAAGTCTGGTAAGGGTGTTCGCAAGTTCAACCTAACTTAATAAATAGGTAACTAAGTCGCTCTCAGGGGTAGTAGCCCTCTACCCCTGAGAGTCTTTAGAAAGGATCATCATGGCATTAACGACTGTCGCGGAACTTCGCAGCACACTTGGGGTGGGAACGCTCTATCAAGATTCTGTATTGGAATCCGTGTGCGATGCTGCTGATGCAGTCCTTTTGCCTATGCTCTGGACTAACACAACATACAACATTGCACATAGCAACACAGCAACTACAGGCACACTTTACTTTCAAGACAAAGTAGAAAAAGTTTTTTATGTAGGTCAGACAGTAGTTATTAGTGGCAACGGATCTAAGCACAATGGATCAAAGACTCTCACTGGAGTAGGCGATTACAACATCACTTACAACATTACTGGAAACAATAACACTCCAGCAGTAGAGCATCCAGTACAACCTTTTGGTGTAGTCACAGCAGATACTTATGTGGACTGGACTTTAGATCAAGCAGTTCAAAACGCAGCTTTGATGATCGCTGTTGAAATCTGGCAAGCAAGAACCGCGACTCTCAGCGGCTCAAATGCAGTTGATTTCCAGCCATCCCCGTACAGGATGTCAGCGCAATTATTGGCGAAAGTACGGGGATTGATTTCTCATGCACTTGCACCAACTTCAATGGTGGGCTAATGCCAGTTCCAATTACCACCCTTAGAACTACTCTAGCCACCGCTTTAGTAGATAATACAAAGTATCAAGTTTTTGCTTTTCCGCCAAGCACGATTCTTGCCAATTCTGTAATCGTCAGTCCTGCCGATGAATACATTGTTCCAACAAATAACCAGCACATAGGCATTAGTCCTATGGCTAACTTTCGTCTAATTATTACAACCGCCTTATTCGATAACGAAGGCAACTTGAATGGCATAGAAGATTTCGTTTGTGCCGTGTTTAAGAAGCTATCACAATCATCTTTGACATATAATGTAGGCGCGGTAAGCGCACCAAGTATTCTCAATGTTGCCAGTGGGGAACTGCTCAGCTGCGAGATGTCCGTATCCATTTTAACAAGTTGGGAATAACCATGTCCGATTGGGAAAAAGAGAACGAAGCCTTTCTGATTAAAATCGGACAGGTTGCACCATCAGCACCAAAGCCAGCAACTACTAAGAAAGACGAGGAATAAAAATTGGCCGTATTCTTAAATAACAATGTCGGGGTCAAGATTAACTCCGTCGATCTATCAGATTTAGTAACATCAGTTACAATTAACCGCGTATTTGATGAACTTGAGGTGACAACAATGGGTGACTCATCTCACAAATTTGTAAAAGGTTTGGAATCATCAACTGTAACTATTGACTTCCCGAACGACACAGCAACAGGAAAGACATTACAGACACTTCAAGCTGCATGGGGTACAACAGTAACAGCTGTATTCCTACAGACAAAGGGAACAGCGGTATCTGCTACAAACCCTCTCTATACAGTTTCTCTGTTAATCAATAACACAACTGATATTGCAGGAGATGTCGCAAGCATCGGTATGCAATCGATTACATTTACTGCTAACTCAACAGTGGCAGTAGCAACTACAGGTACTTTCTAAAAACTAACAAAGGGGCAAAACATGGCAAGACTGAAGATAGTTCGGCAAGATGGAAGCGTACTAGAAGGCGAAATTACTCCAGCAGTGGAGTACGCATTTGAACAGTATGCTAAAAAGGGCTTCCACCAAGCTTTTCGCCAAGATGAAAAGCAGTCGGATGTCTATTGGTTGTCGTGGGAAATTACACGCAGGTCAGGTGAGACTGTTAAGCCATTCGGGATGGAATACATCGAAACACTCAAAAGTGTAGAGGTGCTTGATTCCGACCCTTTAGCTTAAAGCGCGATCTACCGTTCACCTACCTTATTGCTAGGCTAAGCATAAGGTTAGGGATCGCGCCACAACATTTATTAGAGTTAGACAGAACAATGCTAAATGCATTGCTACAAGGTCTAAGCGATGAAGCGAAGGAGATCAGAGATGCCAACAGAAGTCGTGGGCGCGGTCGGACTTCGTAGGGCTTTGGCTAATTACGCTCCAGACCTAGCCAAAGAATTAACTAAAGAACTTGGCAAAATTCTCAAGCCAGTAGTTGCAGAAGCTCGTTCATTTGTGCCGCCTTCATCTCCTATGAGCGGATGGCAAC